TGCTTTATATGGTCTTGAAGCTCCTAAAGGAGCATGGGCAGTATCTATGAGGGTAGAAAACGACCTATTATGGAAACAAATAAAAGATGGTGACTTCTTAGGCTTCTCAATAGAAGGTATGTTTACAGAATCAGAAGAATTTAGCAAAGAAGAACTTGCTATAATTAAAGAATTAAACGAGTTAATAAACGAATATGAAGGCAGTATATTGTAAAAGCAAAAATACATACACAAACGAATGCGATTGTGAAGACACAGGTAAATGCCTTAATTATTGGAAGCAAGGCATAGGATCTTTAATAGAAAATGGGGTTTCTAATGTAAATAACACCTCAGAATCTCGCACAACGAGTAACGAAAGAGCATGATTACCCGACTAAAATAAAACAAAGTATAATCAAAATGGTTATACCTTATATAACAGTAATTTAAAGAAAATTATGAAAAACCCAAAAGAATTATTTGAATCTATAGTAAACTTGTCTAAGAAAGCTCTTGGAGAAGATACTATAAAGGAAGAAGTTGTTTTAAGTGAGGAAGTTGTAGAAGAGGAAGTAACATTAATGGAAGAAGAAACAGAGGAAGTCGTAAAAGAAGAGACTCCTGTGGCTGAAGCTCCTGTTGTTGCACCTGTAGAACAACCTGCTGCAGTATCTAAGAGTGAATTTGACTCAGCTATTGCTGAAATCAAAGAAATGTACACTAAGGTATTAGAAAGCATCTCTCCAAGCCAACCTTTAGAAGTGCCTGAAGCTCTTTCTGAAGTAACCGAAGAAGTTGAGTTATCAACAGAAGAAGTTGTGGAAGAAAAAGTGGAAGTAGAATTAAGTGAAGAAGTAGTTAATGATGAATTAGTACATGATCCTGAATCAGAAGTAACTCAAAAACAAACTATACTTTATTCACAAACAAGAAAAAAAACAACAGAAGATCACGTATTTAACCAATTATTTAATAATAAAAACTAATTATGCCAACAACAACTAATATCACAACAACTTATGCAGGGGAAAAGGCTATGCCATTTTTATCTGCTGCTTTGCTTCAGCCAACTACTATTCGTAATGGTGGTGTGACTGTTAAGCCAAACATCAAATTCAAACAAGTATTAAAGAAAGTAGCTATGAGCGACTTGATTAAAGATGGTACTTGTGATTTTACTCCAACTGCAACTATTGACATTACAGAGAACACTTTGACTCCAAAAGAGTTTCAAGTAAATTATACTCTTTGTAAGCAAGATTTCAGATCGGATTGGGATGCAATTTCTATGGGATTATCTGCACATGATAACTTACCTCCATCTTTAGCTGAATTCATTATCGGTAAAACTGTTGCTGAAGTAGCAACTGCTAACGAAACAATCATTTGGCAAGGTGCTGATGGTAACGAAGGTGAATTTGATGGTTTTGAAGCTTTATTTACTGCTGATGGTACTGTTATCGATGTAGCAGGTATTCCTGCTGTTGCTTCAACTGTACAAGCTGAAATGAGAAAAGTAATCAACGCTATTCCTCAAGCTATTTACGGAAAAGAAGATTTAAACCTTTACGTATCAAGTGGTGTATGGAGAGCTTATGTATCTTCTTTAGCACTTCAAGGTGGTGGAGATGGTTACTTAAATCAAGGTTCTAATCAAGGTTTCTCTAACTTAGTATTCGAAGGAGTAAACATTTTTATGGCTGCAGGTTTAACTGCTAACAATATGGTAGCTGCTCAATCATCTAACTTATACTTTGGTACAGGTTTAATGAATGACATGAATGAAGTAACTGTACTTGACATGGCTACTCTTGATGGATCTCAAAATGTAAGATTTATTGCACGTTATACTGCTGCAGTAGGATACGCTTACGGAGCTGAGATTGTATATTACAAGAACTAAGACCAACTAATCAATGATAAGGGGAGTTAACGCTCCCCATTATCTAATTTAAAAACAATAAAAATACATTAATTATGCCATGTGAAAATATATCTTTAGGGAGATTAAAACCCTGTAAAGACTCAGTTGGTGGAATAAAGGCAGTATACTTCATTAATTACGAAGACATTACCGACCTTACATTCTCTTCAACTGATACTGACGTAATAGAAACATTAGGTGGTTCAGGTTCTGAAGTTTCTGCTTACAAATATGACGTTCACTTTGCTTCTTCATTAACACAAAACATCCAAGCTTCTATGGAGAATGGAACTGTTGCTTATGAGCAAGTACTTGAATTGTCAATGCCAAGATTATCTAAAGAAGATAATAAGGAAATCAAAATATTAGCTTACGGAAGTCCTCACGTAATTGTTGAAGATCAAAATGACAACCTATTCGTTGCAGGTTTAGTAAACGGAATGGAAGTTACTGCAGGTACTATTGTTACAGGTACTGCAATGTCTGATATGTCAGGATATACACTTACTTTAACAGGGATGGAAAGACAACCTGCAAACTTCTGTGAAGGAGATTTTGCAACTCTATTCGTTACTGAAGTAGTAGGAGTTTAATATTATTTATTTATTTACAGTTGAAAGGCTCCCCTCAAAGGGAGCTTTTCTTGTTTACAGAAACAAATCTATTATTTTTTAGTATTATATATATGAACATAATAAACCCAAACTTAGCTACAAACATAATAAGTGTTTTGGCAAGGAAGACTTACTCTGAAGGAAATATTTCAGAAGACTATTCTGTTAGAGTTAATTCTGATGAAGGAATTATAGAATCTTTAGAGTGTACGGAAGTAATATTTCAAGAAACATTCTTCGTTCTTAGAAATGAAGATACTAATGAAAAGTCCATAGTTCTTGTGGATAAAGTGGTTATATCGGGAAATCAATTAGATTTCGTTATTAGTGGGTTTACATTTAAAGAGGGAGAGCGTTATACTTTTAAGATATATAATATAGAAGAAGAGATATTTAGAGGCATAATATTAGTAACTGAGTTTGACCAAGATAATTACACAATAAATAATAACGAATTTGTTATCGATACAGATACGGATTCAGATTCAATACCTGTATATGAATAATAAAAAAAACAAAAAAAGACCTAACATTTCTTTTGTAGAAATGGCTAACTACGAAAGACCTTTGGTTATAGAAAACCTTAGAGATGATTACGTTTCTTACGGATCAGATAACAATTATTATGGAGACATAATAGAAAGGTATTTAGGTTCTCCTACTAATGCTCGTTGTATTAACGGGATTAGTGATATGATCTACGGAAAAGGATTAGACGCTATTGATAGAAATATCAACATTGACTCTTACATTGAGATGAAGAAGCTGATTGACGAAGGAGAGTTAAGAAAGATTGTAGGAGATAGAAAACTATTAGGTAGTGGAGCTATTAAAGTAGTATACAATAAGAACAAGTCTAAGGTGATTGCTATAAAGCATCACCCTATGGAGACTCTTAGAGCTGAAAAGACTACTGAGGGTGTTATAAAAGCTTATTACTATCATCCTGATTGGAAGAATAAGAAAACAGGAGATCAGCCAAAAAGAATACCTACTTTTGGAAATGGTAATGATAAACAACTAACTGAAGTGTTTATAGTAAGACCTTATGTGTCAGGATTCTACTATTACTCTCCATGTGATTATCAAGCATCTTTACAGTACAGTAAATTAGAAGAAGAGGTTTCCAACTATCATATATCGAATATACAGAATGGTTTACAACCAAGTTTATTGGTTAACTTTAATAATGGGGTTCCATCTGAGTCTATTCAAGCTTCTATGGAAACAAAGATAAAAGAAAAGTTCGGTGGCAGTTCTAATGGAGGACGTTTTATCCTAAGCTTTAATGAAGACAAGGAAACTGCTGCTTCTGTAGAACCAATACATTTACCTGACGCTCATGCTCAATATCAGTTCTTAGCTGATGAAAGTAGAGAGAAGATAATGTTAGGTCATGGTATTGTATCTCCAATCCTTTTAGGGATTAAAGATAACACAGGATTTGGTAACAATGCAGAAGAATTACGTACTGCTTCTATACTAATGGATAATATAGTTATCGCTCCTTTTCAAGCTAATATAATCGCAGGTATTAACAAGATACTTGCGTATAACAAGATATTCTTATCATTATACTTTGTTACTTTACAACCTATCGAATTTGTTGAATTAGATAATATCGAAACGTCTGTAGTAAAAGAAGTGGAAACAGGAGAAAAGCTATCTAAGATGGATAGCTTTAAATACAAAATTAACGAATTAATATCAAATTTCATATAA